CATGAGCATCATTGCACAACAAACAAACAACGGCGGCGGAGGACAGATAGTCCCTGCGGGAACACACGTAGCGAGATGCTACCAAATCATCCACATCGGAACAATCCTCGACACCTATCAAGGTGAGGAGAAGCTGGTAAACAAAGTTCGCTTAGTATTCGAACTACCACTCGAAACCGCCGACTTCGGCAAAGGTGAACAACCTTTTTCAATCGGTCGCGACTTTACTTTGTCAATGCACGAAAAGAGCGGACTGAGAGCGTTCGTTCAAGGTTGGTTAGGCAAAGCATTTACTGACGCTGAAGCATCGAAATTCGACATCGCTACGCTGTTAGGCAAGGAAGGAATGGTGAACGTAATGCACCGCACCGCAAACACAGGCAGAACCTACGCAGACATCAAAGGAGCAAGTCCACTTGTTAAGGGAATGAATTGTCCGCCATTGGTGAACAGCGCGTTTCTTTTAGACTACGACAGCGAAGATTTCGACTTGCGTTTTAAGATGCTTCCAGAGTGGTTGCAAAACAAGGTGAGTTCTTCGGCTGAATTTAGTAACCGGTTAGACAAAGCTGCGGATCAAATGAACAAAGCAAAAGCAATGTTAGAAAAGAGTGGATTAGTTGAACCAACAACAACGGACGACACGGACGACATGCCGTTCTAAATGAATAAGATGTTATAAAAGGGTGTTAAATCATACATAATGCCCTTTTATAACACTTAATGACTATTAAACCATACAATCAAAAACATAAAACAATGACAAAAAGAAAAGAATTTAACATCGAAAGAGTAAAAGAATTTTGCAGATTAGTAAACGAAGGCAAGACACCAAACGAAGCGTTACGCGAAATGAACAGTTCAAACGGTTACACAACACCTTTAAGAACGGCAGGCATTTACTGGAAGGACAAAGACGGTACATTTAAAGCACTTTGTAAAATTCGTGTTGAGCGTTACAATACATTTATAGAAATTAAGAACGAATACAACCAACACGTCTACGACCGTTTTCAAAGAAAAAATAATCGAAGTTCTGAATCTTATAAAAAATACGTAAAACAAGCAACGCTTTTCAATCAGCCAAAAGAACCAAAACCAAAGACGACAACGCCAGTTCCAACAATGAAAGCGAAACAACCTCAACTCAACTTCATTCAACGCGTGGTAAAATCACTTTTCAAATTATGAATAAAGAAATATACAAGACCCCATTCGGTCGCCTGGTCAAGATTAATTTCAAGACGCTAACGAACTTCAAAACAGCGTTAAGAATCAGCGATCCAACGGCACGTCTTTACGTCGCACACCCCGAACGAATGAGAATAAAAGACTTCAACAACATTTGCCTTCACACGGGTCTTTCACGCGAGGACGTATTTAGCACCTTTACACCAACCAAATTAATAAACGAGGAAAATGACTAACGAAAAAATCAGAAGCGAAATAGTCGACATGATTCCCTTCCGTCACATGGAACGCTTCGAATTACTTTGGACGATGATTACGCCACGCTACGAACGTTTAACCGCAGAACAAATAGAGATGCAGAAAGAAATGGAGAACGAGCGAGATATGTTCTGGAGTGCGCTCGAAGACGTGACGTGTTCCGTGTTGGGTGTTCCTTCACAGGCGCTATACACGACGACAAGAAGACGCGAGATTGTAACAGCACGACAAATCATTTTTTTTCTCGTTCGTCCCTGTTACGTTCTGACTTTAAAAAACGTTGGTGACCGGTACAAGAAAGACCACGCGACAATCTTGCACGGAATAAAGCAAGCTAGCGCACAGGTTGAATGGGACAAATACTATCGCGCCAACGTGGAACGCATTTGTTTTATACTAAATGAAATGGGTTATGCTAAACCAATGAAATTTTTTATTAAGTTTGTCGACCACGTTGAACACCAAAGAACGCTTCGTGCAAAGAAAAAATCTAAAATCAAATAACTAAAACAATGAAATCAGAACTTATCTTTTGTCCTAACTGCGAAAGCAAAGAACTTGACGAACGCGTGAACGCGGTTCTTCAGGATCAAAAACTTCAAACGTACGAAGAAGCTTACGAACTTATCGACGACGACGGAGAAATAAAAAAGTGTTTCGATTGCCAGGAGTGGGACGACGCAGACGACGATGCGAAAGGCGAAGGGTGGGACTAACTAAAAATAAAACAAGATGCTAATTTTACAACTCAAAAAGAGAATTGAGATTCTCGAAGCGAAGGTTCAACAACAGGAACAAAAGATAAACGACATACTTATTCGCTTGTCCGTTCCAACAAACACACCGACGCTTATAGCGAAAGAAAAGAAAGCGCAATTCGTCAAACCGACGGTCGTTGAGATATACGACTACGCCTGTGAAAAGTTAAGCGACAAGGACGCGCTTGCGTTCACCGAGAAATTTCATGCACACTACGAAGCCAACGGTTGGAAGGTCGGACGCAACGCAATGAAAGACTGGAAGGCTGCCGTGCGTAAATGGGACTTAACTACTTTTGTAACTACAAACCAACAAACTAAAATCAAAAATGGAAAATTCGACTCCGATGCTGCGCAACGCATCTACAACGACGCCCACAATTACACAAAGGATTGATCGTGCAGAACGCGAAAGCGCGTTTGTAGCAGATTATGACTTGCCAAATTTTGTCAAGTTGTGTTCGAAGGTCTGCGCTATGTACGGCATCGCACTTCCAGAGGCGCAACTGTTGCAAATGTTGCATGAGTTTATAGGCAAGCACTTTCGGTGGGTTACGTTCGAACACTTCAATCTTGCTTTTGAATTGAACGCAGCAAACGAACTATCAAAAAAGTGCGAACACTACGGAGCGTTGAGCGTGTCTTTTATCGGTGATGTGTTAACTCATTACAAACCACACCGCGACAAAGCGAACCTACAAATACAACGCGAAATAGCGGAATCAAAAGAAGAACAATCTAAACAATTAAAAGAGAACGAAATGGCGGTAAACGATGATAGTTGGAAACGAATGTTGACTGAGGACATTGCAAGTTTTAAGAAAGGAAAATATACGGTCATTGAGATTCGTGCGGTGTCGCTTATGCGTTGGCTCGAAGAAGCGAAGTACATAACCGCTGACACGTTCACGGACGAGGAATACAAGCTTTGCAAAGCGAAGGCGCGCAAGAATATCTACTTCGAACAAAACTTAAATAAACCAATGGTTGAACGAATGAGTGACCGCAAAAGACAGCTACTCAAAGAATCAATTTCATTCGAAGGAATGCGCGAGTTGTATAAATTATATTTATCGAAGCAATGAGCCAGTTCACCTTCAACGAACACGGAGTTTGCGAGAACCCTATTTTGAAAACTTTCAAATGTATCAAGGGTTATGAAGCGCAAGTTAGTACCGCTATTGTTCAACGTGGTTTGTGGAGTTACTCAATAAGGTTTCACGGACGCGAACAAGGTTGGTCTCAACCGCTAATTTACCACGCAGAACATTGTGTGTACGAAACAAAAGACGAAGCGTTCAACGCAGGTCTTGAATTGCTATTGCACCAAGTAAAGCAAAACAATGACTTGAAGAAATACGACCGTATTGTTGAGATTCTTCAAGACGAACTTCACCCAGTTGTAGAAAATCAATTATCATTATTTTGACACCATATAAACCGACATACCTACCGCGTCAAGTCGAAGCGTTAAACTTTCTGAACACCGACAGCATCGTTGAACAATTACTTTACGGTGGCGCGGCAGGGGGTGGAAAGACAAAGTTCGGTTGTATGTGGCAGATACAACGTCGTCTTAAATACCCAGGGACACGTTCTTTAATTGGTCGTGCAAAGTTAGACAACTTAAAAAAGACCACCTTAAACACGTTCTTTGAAACGGCTGAGGAGTTTGGATTGATAGCAAACAAACACTACACCTTCAACGGTCAATCGAATATAATTAAGTTCTTTAACGGAAGCGAAATAGTCCTAAAAGATTTGCAGGCTTACCCCTCAGATGTCAACTATAATTCGTTAGGGTCGCTTGAAATTACAGACTATTTCGTAGACGAATGTTCCGAAGTAACTGAAAAGGCAGTCAGCATTGTTCACTCGCGTTGTCGTTTTAAGTTGAACGAGTTCAATCTTATTCCGAAAGGTTTCTTGTCCTGCAATCCGTCGAAGGGTTGGTTGTATAACGAGTTCTACATTAAGAACAACAGGAACGAACTACCTTCACACCGCGCGTTCGTTCAAGCGTTACCGCAAGACAATCCGTTCTTACCGGTTGCTTACATTGAATCGCTGCGTCGCCTTCCAGAGTACGACCGCAAACGTCTGCTCGAAGGGAACTGGGAGTTTGACGACGACAGCGACAAGTTGTTCTCAACGGACAACCTGTTGCGTATGTTCCGAAACGAACTAATCGAAGGAAAGAAATACATAACAGCCGACATAGCGCGGTTCGGAAAGGATAGGACAATCATTTGTGTTTGGAACGGTCTAACTATCATTGACATTATTGAACTCAATAGAGCGTCGTTAGATGAGGTCGTAAACAAGATTCGCCTCGTAACAAAAGAACACTCAATTTTGTTACAAGATGTTGTCGCAGATGAGGACGGCATCGGCGCTGGAGTAGTTGATTTTCTTAAATGTCGCGGGTTCGTCAACGGATCTAAACCTAAACACCCGCAATACCAAAATTTGAAAAGCGAATGTTACTATAAATTGGCTCAATATGTAGAGGAAAATAAGCTCACTATTTTAGTCAATGGACGCAAAGAACAAATCGTGAAAGAGTTAGAAATGATTAAGCGACACCGCGCGGACGTGGAAGGAAAACTTATGGTCACACCGAAGGACGTAATCAAGAACCGCGAAGGAATAAGTCCCGACGTTGCCGACGCGATAATGATGCGAATGTACTTCGAACTCAATCCAAGTTATGGACAATACGTTGTCGGATAAAATAATTTAGCATACATTTACAATATGAAACAAACACCACTATACGAGTCACTAAAAATGACTTACGAACGCGAACGCGAAATTGTTAATTCAATGGCGACGTACTTCCAACAAGGAAAGATTCTTGGAGATATTCTTCTGGAACTTTCGCAAAGAAAGGATATGAACGCGAAAGAGAAAATATACTTAGCGTTAATGATAGGTTCAATGATGACTAAACCGAATGAAGAAAATGAGTGATATTGTTTATAAATTAATTTTCAAAAGAAACAATGTAATGACGCATTACGAACGTCATGCATCGAAAACAAAAGCGAAAAATATATTGAAACAACACGCTGAAAAATTTAGATTGTGTTCACGTTGCGACGGTTATTATGTTTTTACAAACGAATGCCCACCTGTTATTTCAATTGAAATTGTTGAAGAAACTTAAAATAGAAGAAGATGAAAAAACAAACTGTCATTGATTGGTTATTTGAAGAAATAAAACCTTGTATTTGCAGAGATGAAGTATGCGACTTACTTTATGAATTGCAAACTGAATTAGAAGCAAAGCACAAAGATGAAATTAAAGATGCTTGGGAAGATGGGTACAGCTGCGGTATGTATCAAGAAGAAAGTTCTAACGAATATTACAACGAAATATTTAAAGAAGATGCCAGAAAGCAAAACTAAGAAAGGTATATGCGTGTACCTTCACAAAGACCTGTGGAACGAGATTGACGAGAAACGCGGTGAGAATAGTCGCAACACTTTTTTAAGTGAAGCAATCCAGTTCTCAATGAAGTTTTATATCGACGAATCTAAAGTAAAATTGAAAGAACAAACGTCGACAAAATAGCGACGGTTGACGTAACGACTAAAGCGTGGTTTCTGCGCTTTTTTTGTTTCTCCAACTTTTTCTTTTCAGCATCCAAAGTGTTAATTTCTTCGCTCAACAAGACCGTCTTTTGTTCATAAGCACCAACGACTTCTTGTAAGTTGTTCGTCTTTTCGTCCTTGATGTTTATTTGTTCTTGAAGATTGTCGATTACAAGTGAATCGGAAGCAATAACGCTGTCGCATGAATTGATTAAATAGACAATATCAGTTTTACGAATAGTATCGAGAACAAGAATAGTATCACGACGAGTGCGGTAGGTCGTCTTGGCTGTAAGTTGAACGTCTTCATAGCGTCTGTAAGTTCCGTATAAATCAATTTCCTCTTGCAACAAGCGGTCGTATTCGCCGCTGTTGTAATAAATTATACTGTCTTGTTTTTGTATCTGAATTTCCGTTTGAATCTTCGGGTTGAAGTTCCAGAATGCAAGGCAAACAAGCATCCAAAAAACACTTGTTGCAATTACAACAATAACTGCGTCGGGTTGGTATTCTCTTTTGTCCATTGTGCGTTAGATTAAGTCGTTTCCTTTGTAGTCTGGGTGTTCTTTTGACATACTGTCGATGCCTTTAATCCACAACACGCCAACTAGCGCGGTGCAAATGAAAATAATTGTGATTAACATAGTTTGTTTTTTAGGTTATAAAATTTGACCTTCGTGTATACGCAGGTTCTTGACGCTAAAGTAACCATTTTTTCCCAACTCCACAATAGCGAAGCCATGATTATATTTTGAATACGGATTGTAGTCGGGACTGAGTTCGCTCAAACAACCCACACCCCAACACGTTATGAACTTTCCGTTCGCGTCGCGTTCGTTGTGTTCCGCTGTTTGGTGGTGGTGTCCGCAAAGCGCACTCACTTTTGTTTTCATGAACAACCCACGCGCCACGTTGACAGACGGAAGGAATTGCTTTCCAAATTCGTGGCCGTGAAAGATAGACAACTTACCGATGTTTAGTTTGCTCTTTCCGTCAACCCATTTGATATTGTGCTTATCTAAATGACACAACGACGCGAAGTCGAAAGCGTCAATGTCGAACAACTCAGGTGCTTTGACGCGCATGTAACGCCAGTATCTTTCTTCGTGGTTGCCTTCTTTGTAGTAAATGTTTGCCGTTGGAAATTGACCGCGTAACGTGTCAACAAATTGACGCATCGCATAAAGTTCGTCTTTGAATTTTCTTTTGCGTGGATCTTTGACAAAGTCGCTAATCATATGACAGTCTAACGCGTCTCCATTTAGAATAACCGCGTCGCACCCTTGACGTACTCCTTCGTTAATTGCAACGGTTAACGCTTCGTTATCTTGATAAGGAATGTGAACGTCGCAAAGAATTAAGAACTTCGTTCCCTTTACTTCAATATGTCTACGCTTTTTTGCGTACGACTTCGGAAGTGCAAATGGGTTGAGTGGTCTATTTGCTGAATCGAACAACTTTTTATCTTCTGTTTTTTTTCTTTTTTCGTCGCCATTCTTTCCGCGAATTGTACGAATTAAAGACCTTGCGTGTTCAATGTTTTTGTAAACTTCTGGATATTCAGTAAATAATTTTTTCGCTAACGTGAGCGAAGGAG